CTACGCCCTAGCGATATGGCTAGGGCTGGTAATCATAAGCAAGATAAGCGACAAGAGAAAGGGAGAGGGCAAATAATGGCTAACTATACGACAGTAGGAGAACTGATAGAACACTTGAAGGGGGAGGACTCTAACGCCCCGATTATATATCAGTATTACTTGGCAGAACACTTTGAGGTCTCGGAGGAGGTCTTTGGGCAGGTTGCTAGAGATTTTGACTCTCTAATTCCCTGCTCTGATTCATACGAGGTTATCTCTAAGGAAATCAATAGCAAGTGGGAGGAAGCCAATGTCTGAGGACTCAATTAGTTGGGGAGAACTAGCAGAACTAACCCACGCTACGCAGGTGGACAGGTTTAACTTCTGCCTATGTGAAGAGCAAGAGCAGTTTCCTTATGAGGACTGCCCAAGACAGGAGATAACACCTGAAATAGATGACCTAATCAAGATGGAGGAGGAAGCAAGTGAATAAGGAATACTATCAAGCAAAGGCAGACCTATGCCGAGATCTCTTTATCAAGCAGGTGGGAGAGGGAGATAGCAAGGAGGCAGGTGCTAACCTAATTCGTAACACGATTACCGCAGTAAAGAACGAATATGAATCGGCTGCTATTCAAATAGTGGTAGAGGCGTTAGCAGACGCTTTCGAGGGATACGACCCTGACTTTGATAAGGTTCAATTTCTTAATGACGCAGAGTTAGCGGAGGCGTTATGAAACTAATAAACTTCTATGAAGTGCAAGACAGGAAGGGAGATGTAGCGTGGGGAGGAGCGAGCGCAAGTGAGGCGGTGGAGTGGTTTAGGCGAGGCTTAGATAACTCTATCTATGTATCAGTATGGAACGAGGAGGATATTGAGGAGCCTAAGTTGGTCATTGATAAGATAGATATAACTGCCTTGGTCTTGGCTACCATAGTGGGCGAGAGGGAGCGAGCACGATGATATTTCTAGGCGTAATAGTGGCCTGTCTTTTTGCTTATTTACTAATCTGCTGGGAGGATAAGATCAATGAAGACAACAGATAAACGCAAGGCAAACGCTGAGAAGCGAGCCGTATGGCTACGCAACTATCAGCGAGCAAGAGGGCGAGCGCAAACGCGCCTAGCCCAGCAGTATCCCGACCAATACAAGGCAATACTTGAGCAGGAGAGGTTATCTGATGAGGCAGAAGGCAAGGCGTGGCTGGACATTACTGGCGCTACCGATAATAGCGATGGCGTTTCTACTGATACAGATGGATACGACAACGCACCTAGACCCAAGCAAACCGACGGAGATACAGAGGGCGAAGGCGACTTGGAAGGAGAAGAATGAGAACAGAAAACTGGCAAAGCAATATGCGTGGGTTGCGTTTGGTTGGAGAGGAAGAGAGTGGGCCTGTCTTGAATCCTTATGGACCCGTGAGAGCAGGTTTGACCACTTCGCACAGAACCCAAAATCAAGCGCTTTCGGAATTGCTCAACTGCTTGGAGAGAGAAGTAGAGAACCTGAACTCCAAGTATTGCGAGGCCTACGTTACATTGATGTCCGTTATGGATCACCTTGCAAGGCTCTCCGCCATCATAACCGAGCCTCGCACTACTGATACACTATAACCTTGTAAGAGCCCTGCTAATTACTACCTTTCTTAGCGGGGCTTTTACTTATCTGTTGAATAAAAACCGCTACCTCTGAAGGAGATAGAGGGCGAGTCATACTTTCTATTAACAGTTGTGCCACATTGAGGGCAGTCATAATCCACTTCAATATCGTGGATAGATCTGATAATCATTAACACATTGCCACAGTTGGGACACTCGTATTCATACTTCATAATTCTAATAACTCCACAGGCACACGCCAGCCTTGTATCTGAGTATCAAAGAAAGTATCAACCATATAATCATCTGCCTTGAACCAACCATAAATCTCCACTTGTGAGAAGTATTCATCATCAAGGACTTTGGTCCCATAAATAATACGACCAGCGTCTTTATTCCAGAAGGGGATAGCGCCGTAAGTGCGAACAGTTCTTACCTCAAACTCGCCAACATCGGAGATATCTTTGCGCTGACTATGATACTTATTGGGATACCAAGGAACATTCCAAGGTAGATTATAGTGGCGTGCTACTGCCCACTCAGAAACATTGGCCCTGATATTGGCATTTAGTTCTGGCTCTAGGCGACCAGACTTCTTACCTTCTGCATAGTTTGGACGATCAATAGAACCAAACTTAGTAAGCCAGCGCTCAACACCAAGGGTGGCACAGACACGCACTTCCTCTGGAGAGAGGTCAATTATTATCCCCAAGGACTATCGCCTCCAATGTTATTCTGTAATTTACGTAAGGCTTGAGTGCATCTGCGATCAACAGTAGAGATAGCACATTCTAAATACTCACTGATAATTTGTAGTGTTAGGTTGTCGTGGTATCTAAGTCTAAGAATATCTTGGTCATACTTATCTAACTTCTCGTAGGCTTTCTTGATATCTACCAGCATAGCCAATAAGTTACCACCCTCAGCAGGAGCAGAAGGCTTTCTTGGTGTGCCATCATTGATAAGGATTTGACTCTGTTCTAGCGCTGTATCACTAATGAAACTCTTGATAACAAACGGAAGTAGTTGGGCGATAGTAACTGTGTCGTAATACGCCTCATCGTTTAGTTGATAGCCAGACTTACTAGCCTTTTCTTTTCTAGCATAACGCTCTAATGCTCTACGTATTTGCCACGCTATTTTCTTTTCATTCCACTTGCGTTGTACTTCATTCTCCTCAGAGAGGACCTCGTTGAAATGTTCAGCACGAGATAGAACAAAAGCCCAAGCCTCTTGGAGCAAGTCACCTCGTTCTGTGTATGCTCTAAACCTACGATGGATAGTAGTAACAACGCTAGGAACTAAGTCATCTAAAGAAGGGTGTAGTTTATTAGTCACGTTGCCTCACTAAGTATTCTAATGCCTTGATAAGTATGAGTAGGTCATCACCCATCAAACCAATAGCGCGGTTATGTTTGGAACAGAGAAGGCCACGAACTTTTCCTGTGTTGTGATCGTGGTCAATATCTAAAGCGCGTCTATCGGTAGGCTTCTTGCCACATACATAGCACCCACCACCTTGTTCTTCGAGGATGCGTTCGTAATCAGGGACATCAATCCCATACATTCGTATTCGTGAGATGCGTTGTTCTTTGTAAGTTTTATTTCGGGTGCGTGGCATCGTATTGTTCGGCTCTCTTATTCATCTCATCTACGTAACGGGCAGCCTTTAGTGTCTTTGCTTTTGCTATTTTCTTTCTGCGTAATGCAGCCTTATACCACGAATACTTTTCAGTCATTAGTTATTTCAGGCCAAGTCTTATCTAGCACCATCATTGCAATAGCAGAATAGTTAAGTAGATCTAAGAAACTATCTCTGAGTGACTCGTTGCTGGGAGATACTTCACTATCAACGAGGTGATTGATTCTAGCCACCTTGTCGTGCATACGCACTCGTAATCCGTTCTTTGGACCATAATCTTTATGTTTGCGGATGAGCAAATTGCCAGCCGTGTCAAGGATTCTCCAGACATTTGCAATAAACTCCGAGTCTAATCTCTTGTTGGAATCGGCTTGACTGTAATCGTACCACTCTTGAAGTCTATGGAGACTATTACCATCCCCAATTCCTTCAGATACTCTGCCATCTGTGTCAATTCCTTCTTTGTAGTCACTCACTTAACTCCTCCTAGTAAGGTTGATAATTCTGTTGGCCCGTGTTGTAGATAAAACTCATTGATGTCCATACCTAGCGGTAATTGTACAATATGTGAGTTGATTATCTCGCTTGCAACACGTTTAGAAAACTCTGCTCCTGGGTTAGTTCCATCCTCCTTTAAGTCATTATCTCCGACAACATAAACGGTATCAAAGCCCGTCATTAACTTAGCATAGTAAGGTTTCCAGGCTGCCACTCCTGGCACTCCCACTGCTGGGATACCTAGAATCCCTGAGATGATTACTGCATCCAACTCACCCTCAGTAACAACTATATGTGATGAATCTACTGCCACATCAGCCACATTGTAGAGGTGCAGTTTCTGCCCTGTTGGTTGCCCATACTTAGGCTTACCATCATCTAGTCTTCTAAACTTTACGCTGACTGCCATCCCAAGAGCAGTGATGTAAGGGATAGATAGCCAGCCTTCAAACTGTTCGTGACCAGAAGCAGGATCCACTACAGTTCCCAACATAAACTGGTCTGCAACTTGCTTAGATATTCCACGTCCTTCGAGATACCCTAGCGTTGCCTCGTCTATGCTTTGACTGTAGCGTGTGACCACTTCCAGTAACAATTTCGACTGCTCGTTTGACTGCATCTTTGAACTCCAGATTCTCCTTCTCCATCACAATAGCGACAGATGAACCACCTTTACCGCAAGTATGACAAAAGTATAAGTTGTCATACGTATTCATTACTGCACTACGCCTTGAGTCATCGTGTATACAACACTTGACACTAGCGCTCTTACCCTCTCTTACTTCTCCACCATAGTAGGAAACTATTACTGCTACGGGGATTGCGTCTGCATCAACGGAGGCTTTTGACCTTTTAGTACGAACCACCCTGGACCAGTCTTGTGTTGGCAAGCGCAGTCTCCTTTACATTTATCGTGGAACTCTTTAGCCATATCAGTCTTGCCAATAGTGTTGTGATGGCCTGCCCATTTACAACTACTGCAAAGCATCATAGTTCTTCAATACTCGGATCAAACTCTTGTATGAGTTCATCGTACTCCAAAGCATTTCCAGAAACCCTGAATTGGGCTATGGTTAAAGCCTCTTCTTTGGAAGAAGCAGTTACAACAGTTGATTTAATTGAGTTACGAGTAAAGGTAATTTTATACTCTTTATTCTCAAGAACTTTTGGTTCTTCTATTACCTCTGGTGTGTTAAAGATTTCACTGCTGGTTATTTGTCCTTGTGGCGTTGGCATTTTCTATCCATTTCTCTAGTGTTTGTATTACCCAAGCATCTTCTATGCTACCCCTACGTCGTTTAACTATAACGAAGGCTGGAGGATCAACCACAAGCCCCCGCGCCTTCGCATAGTTGGCTGCCTCAGCCTGGGCTTCAGCCCAGAACTGCGGAAGATCTAATGACTTTCTATTCTTACACTCCAAAATATAGGTCTGACCTGCGATTATGGTAACTATGTCACCTTCATCATTGGCTCCTGCCTTAGCAAGTCTTTCAGCAAAGTGACCTAGTTTGCGTAGATACTTCATCAAGTGTTGCCCACCGTGAAGCATCAGCGTAGTGAGGACCAAACCGATTCTTCACGGCAGCAACCCGAAGCATTCCTTGGGAGGGGTCATAACCAAGGGTCAGAATGATGGCAGGTAATTGACTTACCTTACCGTGTATAGCACGACGAGGAGGGGGCATCGTGGGAGATCCATACTCACTCTGTTCTGATACGTGATGAAGTACTAGCACACACGCTTCGGTCTTGCGTGCCATATCGTGTAACTCCATCATAATTGCACGTAGTCCAGCCCATTCATTATCTGTCTCGGCTGCTACATTCATTAAGTTATCTATCACTATAAGTTCAGGTGCAATTCCATACAGTTCGATGTATGCCTTTATCTCCATCTCGATATCATCGAGTGACGGACTGGAGTCAAAGACCCACTGTATGTTCTGCATCTTAGAAAGGTA